GCTATTAATTTCAAGGGCTAATTGTTCGTTTAGCTATCAGAAAATAATCAATAGTAATACATTAACGCTCTGAATCGTGCATGGCTCTAGGCTTCTATCAGAAACAGGCACCTTTCCCCCCCACCCATGCCTCTTATACTGAGGGTATCCCACACAATTTTTCGCTAGAAATTACAGAATTGATAACAAAGGTAGTCTGTAAGATGGTATGTCTTAGCAAAAGCAAACCTTACCTTAGGATTTCCTTTATAAATATATAGACTAAATACAAACCAAAGAGGATGATATCAAGAGCTTTGTAGACAATATAGATGAGCATGATGTAGTTCGTGCCGAAATAGAACCTAACCCGATAATAAAACAGTATTGTTAAATTATCTTACTAACCTTTTAGGGTTGTAGCTTCTCGTTTATCTAGGTGACATAGATGGCACTACTCTCTATGTTCAGTGATCTGATCCCCGATACTGTTGTTTGCTCCCATCCAGGAACAACAAATAAGAAAGATCCACCGACTTGCACCACGTTTATCCCTATCTGTCAGCTACTACATTTAGGAGGGCTGGGTCATGGCCCCGTTATGTGTAATATAAGTTATATTTATTTTTAAGTCAAGTTATAAATACTATTGACTAGGATATCTTTGTGATATATATTACTGACATGAGCAAAGGATCAACACCAAGACCATTTACAGACAGAGAAGTATTCGAAGCTAACTTCGATAAGATCTTTGGTAAGAAGAAACCATCTCCTAAAATAAAAATTGCACATCCAGACAGTATTAAAGAATATGAATACCAACTTAATAAGTCTACCGGTGAAGTAGAGAAGAAGTTTGATGGAAACTAAACCTAATTCAGAACAATTTAATAATATACATTTTAGTAGCAAAACTGATTTGTGGGCTACACCACAAGTATTTTTTAATAAATATGATGAAATCTATGGATTTACTTTAGATGTTTGTGCTACAAAAGAAAATGCTAAATGCTCAAGTTATTTTATTAAAGAGCAAGATGGATTAAAACAGGAGTGGTTTGGTGTATGCTGGATGAATCCACCTTATGGTAGAAATATTAAAGACTGGGTTAAAAAAGCATATGAATCTAGTCTTAATGGTGCAACTGTAGTTTGCTTGTTACCAGCAAGGACAGATACTTCATGGTGGCATGATTATTGCATGAAAGGTCAAATAGAGTTTATTCGTGGAAGATTAAAGTTTGGAGATGCAAAAAATAGCGCTCCATTTCCATCTGCTGTTGTGGTATTTAAAGATGGATGCTAAAGAATGGATGCAGTCCATGGCCAAAGCTTTTGGTAAGTATGAGTATAAAGTTAAATACCAAAATGAGAAAGGCCAAGTAGAATTAAAGAGTCCTGGGTGGCGAGATGATCCACCTAATCTAAAAGAGTATAAAGCAATAGATTGTATTTTGCCTGTCTATTTGAGAAACGATAAACCACAGGCCAAAGGTAAAGATAAGAAAAAGATAGTCAAGCAAATAACCAAGTATAAGGAGATATAATGTCCACAGAATTAAAACCATTCCTAGTTAGACTGACACCATCTAGTGTTGAGTTATTAAACAAAGCAGCTAAAGAACAAGAAAAGCCTAAAGCTAGTATTATCAATGATGCAATTAAAGCGTATCTTTCTAAAGACTCAGATATTAATTCAAGACTGAATAAGATACTTTAATGGCTGAATCATATTGGCATACAGCATTCCATGAGATGGTTAATGCTAGAGAAAAGATGAAAGATCCTAAAGCTTGGGCATATCGCATTCTGGAGAACCCGTCTAAGTATCCGGACATTGCACAACGATTTGCACAAGAAGCATTGTTTCCGAAAGGGATCATGCATAAATGATAGTAGAGCTACCTTATCCACCATCAGTGAATACATATTGGAGAGCCAATGGTAAAAGAAGATTTATATCAAAGGAAGGGCAATTATTCAAGACAGCCGTGCAAGCCATCTGCCTTCGGGACAAAGTGGGATCGTTTGGGGATGCTCGCCTTTCTGTTAATATTTATATTCATCCTAGAAGTAGGCGTATATTTGATCTCGATAATTGCTTGAAGGCAATATTAGATGCACTCATGGCAGCCAATGTATATGATGACGATTCACAGATTGATATGTTATCGATTGCAAGAAGTGATCCAATTAAAGATGGAAAGGCTGTGGTAAGTATTAATGAAATCTAAACCAGAAGCTACATTTGAGGAAGCACCCGTTGGTCAGTTTGGCCATAGATTTTGTTCTACATGTTATGCTCATGTTAAAAGTGATGGTGGCATGTGGAAGGTATCACCGAAGAAAACTAATAGACGCTGGATCTGCGCTAGGTGTCTAGAGAAAAGAGTTAAAGGCGCACCCGTTAAATAGGAGATTAAAATGGCAGAACAGAAACCACGTAAACCAGGCACAGGCGTTGCATTCGTAAATAAAAACAAAAAAGAAGATTGGCATGCTGATTGGACTGGTGAATTTGCAGCACATGATGGCACATTATATTTTCTGAATGTATCTAAAAAAGTAGGTGGCCATAGTGGTCAAGAATATATTACTGTAAGCTTAGGTAAGCCAAGAACTAAAACAACTTATCCAAGTAATGCAGCACCTACAAACTTTGATGATCTTCCAGAAGATTTACCATTCTAATGACAGATGAAGTCAAAACAAAAAAGCCGATCCCTTCTCTTGCTGGCTATGGTGGTGTCCGTAGCTTGCAAAAGAAACTTGAACGTTCAACTACGCTACAACAGAATCGTGAAGCTGTTAGCTACTCTCTTTTATGTATGGCGAATACAAAGCTTACTGATATTATGGAATGGGACGAGCAAGGCAATATTAAAGTTAAACCAAGCAAGGATATACCAGACCACGCCTTGCAAGCTATCAAGAGTATTAAGTCAAACACTAAGACAGATAAAGAGGGCAATAGCTATACAACTCTTGACATAGAGCTGTGGGATAAAGTTGGTGTATTACGATTACTTGCCAAAGCTTCTGGTTTGTTAGATAATCCGGAAGAATCAGATAAACCAAGCGTATTAGGTATTAACATACGCGCACCCGAGGTAATAGATAATGGCGAAGCTACAGGACCCAATAACCAAGATACTGAATGATCGTCAAGTAACGCATGGTGGTTATTTACCTAAATGTGTTTTCATTCAAATGGTCAAAGAGCAGATGCGTGATAGAAACGCAAACTGGGATAGATTAGATCCAGATATGCAAGAATCATTAGATATGGTAATTCATAAGATTAGTCGCATACTTTATGGTGATCCATATCATACTGATAACTGGTTAGACATAGCTGGTTATATTATGTTAGTAGGTAATCGTTTACAAATTGAGGAGGAATTTAATGAGCGCACCAAATAGTTTAGAAGATCGTATCCAGAAATTGCGGGATCAATACGCTTTAAATAACATTTATCAAACGGAGTCTTTACAAATCATTGATGCTTTGCAAGCTCAAATACAAGTGCTTAACCAATTACTAGCGCTTGAGATTAAAGACATCGATGGCTAAAACAAAAGAAACATCTCAGAAGGCCATTCATGGCCCTGGGATTGATTTAGACTTTTCAACAGCACCAACTACTTGGCAGTTCTTACAGTCAGATGCATTTGTGCGTGGACTGATGGGGCCAGTAGGATCTGGTAAATCCTATGCATGTGCTGCAGAGATTATGATGCGTGCAGTCAGACAGAAGCCATCTCCAGTAGATGGTATTCGTTATACACGATTTGTGATTGTGCGTAACTCATATCCAGAATTAAAAACAACAACGATTAAAACATGGCAAGATTTATTTCCAGAAAACACTTTTGGTCCGATGCTATATACTCCTCCTATTACTCATCACATTAGACTCCCAGCACGGGGTGATGCTGCGGGGATTGATTGTGAAGTAATCTTTTTAGCATTGGATCAACCTAAAGACGTAAGAAAACTTTTATCACTTGAACTGACAGGAGCGTGGGTAAATGAAGCTCGTGAACTTCCTAAAGCTGTTATTGACGGACTTACTCATCGTGTGGGTCGATATCCGACGCAACGTGATGGAGGACCTACTTGGCATGGTGTGTGGATGGATACTAATCCAATGGATGATGACCACTGGTGGTATCGACTAGCTGAGAAAGATAAACTATCTGGCAAGTATGCATGGCAATTCTTTAAACAACCTGGGGGTGTGACTGAAGTATCTCCAGGTGATCTACCAGAGAATCCAGAAGCAAACGATCATATATTTTCTGGTGGTCGTTGGTGGAAGATAAATCCTAAAGCTGAAAATGTAGGCAATCTACCAGCTGGCTATTACATGCAGATGTTAGGCGGTAAAAACTTAGATTGGATTAAATGTTATGCCGAAGGTAAATACACATACGTTCAAGAAGGTAGACCCGTATGGCCAGAGTATGACGATCATGCTATGAGTGGTGAAGTAGACTATGATCCAGATCATGCATTACAAGTGGGTCTTGACTTTGGTTTAACTCCAGCAGCAGTGGTAGGCCAAAGATTACCTAATGGTCGATGGGTTATCTTAGATGAGATTGTTACATTCGATATGGGGCTTGAAAGATTTGGTCAGCAGTTATTAGCAGAACTCAATGCCAAGTATCCTAAAGCACAAGTTATGTTATGGGGTGACCCAGCTGGTATGCAACGAGATGCTATTTATGAAGTCACAGCATTTGATTATTTACGCACATTAGGATTACGCGCACAGCCAACACCATCTAATGATTTTAAAGTTAGACGAGAAGCCGCAGCTGCACCTATGCAAAGATTAATTGCTGGTAAACCAGGATTAATTGTTAATACTAAATGCAAGATGATTCGTAAATCCTTAGCCGGTGGTTATCATTTCAAGCGCGTATCAGTCGGTGCTGGTCAAGAACGATTTAGAGATGCGCCAAATAAAAACGAACACTCACACGTAGGTGATGCATTTGGATATCTATTGCTAGGTGGTGGTGAACATAAGCGTATGACTAAGAGTCCATTGTCAGCATCAACTATTATTGCTCAAACTGTAGCATCATCAGAGTTCAATGTATTCGATTAGTCCAGAAATCTTAGCGGGATTACCACATGTAAAAGGTAGCTATTATATGCCTTTTCATCCAGATCATTTAGATACTTTAGACGATATCGATGAATATGTAAATGCTATGGGATATGAGGAATTTAAAGCTCAAATTATTAATCAAGCTAGTCGTGGACCCGTTATTACAGCATTTTATTATGGACGACCAGCTGCCGTATTTGGCTGTGGCATATTGTGGCATGGTGTAGCAGAAGCATGGTCTTTGCTTACACAGCAAGCTAAGCGATATCCAATAGCGACACTTAAGGGCGCAAATTCATTTTTAGATATCTGTTGGGTTACGTTTAACTTGCACAGATTGCAAATATCTGTTAAAACTAGTGATGCTGTGGCTTTACGTTTTGCAAGAGCTTTAAAGTTCGTTGAAGAAGGTATTATGGAAAAGTATAGTCCAGATCAGCAAGATTATACATTACTTAGGAGATTATGACATGGGCATGTTAATGGGCGGTGGAGGCAAGCCAGATACTTCGGCTGCTGAAGCTAGTTTAGCCTTGCAAAAAAAGCAAGCAGCGGACGCTGAAGCAAGAGCATTGGAAGAAAAACGTATGTTAGCAGAACAGGCTGCTGGCAGACGTAGAGCTAGAGGAGCATCTGGAGAACGAGTATTATTATCAGAAGCAAGACTAACTCCAGAAACCGGCATTGAAGAAACATTGGGCGTTAAAGAAACAACAACATCTTAAGGAGAAAATTATGGGCGGACGTTCATCATCACCACCACCACCACCACCACCAGAACCAGTAAAACCAGTAGTTACCGATACAGCAAAAGCTGAAGCTTCAGCATCTGCGGCAAGTAAACGTGCAAGACAAAGACGATCATCTTTACTTGTATCAGCTACAACGCCAGAATCATTAGGCACTGGTGAATCATTAGGCACTGGCGGAGGCGTATAATGAAAGACAACAAAATGCAAGCCAAAGTTAAGAAAGTTATGCGTGAGTATAAAAAAGGCACGCTTCATTCTGGCAAAGGTGGACCAGTTGTTAAATCACAAAAGCAAGCCGTTGCTATTGCAATGAGTGAAGCTGGAATGGCTAAAAAAGGATATTAATATGAAAGAAGTCTGGGATAAGGAAAGACCAAAAGATTTAGGTAAGCCTAAAAAATTATCACCTATGCAAAAAGCAGCAGCAAAGCAAATGGCTAAAAAAGCTGGTAGACCATATCCTAATCTTGTGGACAACATGAGGGCATCTAAAAAATGAAAGCAGAATTATCAGTAGAGTTAGATGACGACGATATTAAATCTAGCGCTAAATTTGTTGAGCAAGCTGTAAAACTTATGATGAAATATTCAAAAGATAAAAAGCAAGGCTTAATGGATTCAGAAGAAGATATGATGGAAGATAATGGCGATTAATATATTACGTGAGTCGGATACTACTAAATCACGACATGTTAATCCAGCTTATGTAGATAAAGATGGAATTAGTTATATTGCTAGTTCTGATAAACCATTTCCTAATATAGATGTAAATCATTTACGTCTACATGAAGGACGTGCATTTTATTGTTATAAGTTATATCCAAACTCAGCTCAATTAGCTGCCGGTGCAAGTATTGATATTGCAGTCGCATGGGCTAGTGGAATTAAGCCACATCTTGTATATGATGCAAATTGTGGTGGTGATGCAGAAATATATTTATATGAAGGAGCTGTAGTGACTGGTGGCACAGCATTAACATCTTTTGCTAGAAATAGAACAACTGCTATTACAAGTGCAAGTGCAATATTGCTTAATCCTACAGTGACATCAGTAGGCACATTATTAGAAGCAGAGTTTATTGCTGGAGGCACTGGTAAAAAATCTGGCGGTGGTATTGCTGGAACAACAGAGCAAATATTAGCACCATTAACAACATATTTATTTAGATTAACTAATGTGAACGGAACAGATCACATGGCTTACTTACATTTAGAATGGTATGAATAATGACATTAAAAAAACATCAAAATCCTAAAGGTGGTTTAAATGAAGCTGGAAGAAAGTATTTTGAAAAAAAAGAGGGCGGAAATCTACAATCACCAGTCAAGAGCGGTGTTAATCCTAGGCGTGTGTCTTTTGCTGCTCGCTTTGGTGGAATGGCTGGTCCGTTGGTAGATGAAAAAGGTAGGCCTACAAGATTGAAGTTAGCATTAAAAGCATGGGGATTTGGTAGTAAAGAATCAGCCAAGAAATTTGCAAATACACATAAGAAAGATTAATTATGGCAGAAATGATGAGATTATCCGCAGAGGATGTTTTAAAACGACACGATAAAGCTCTTACTAAAAAAGAGGACTTTAGAAACTTATACGAAGAATGTTATGAGTTTGCATTGCCACAACGTAATCTTTACGATGGCTATTATGATGGTAAAACATCTGGCCAGAAAAAGATGAATCGTGTATTTGATGCAACAGCTATTAACTCTACACAACGATTTGCTAATCGTATGCAATCTGGCATATTCCCACCACAACGTAAATGGTGCAGATTAGAGCCAGGCACAGATATTCCAGAAGCAAGAAAACAAGAAGCACAAGCAGCGCTAGATGTGTATGCAGATAAGATGTTTGCTGCATTAAAGCAATCTAACTTTGATATTGCTATTGGTGAATTCTTACTTGATTTATCTGTAGGCACTGCTGTGATGATGGTGCAACCAGGTGATGATATTAATCCAATTAACTTTATTCCTGTGCCACAATTCTTAGTATCATTTGAAGAAGGTGCTAATGGTCAAGTAGATAATGTATATAGACGTATGCGTCTTAAAGGCGAGTCTATTATGCGTCAATGGCCAGATGCAAATATTCCAGCAGACTTACAAAAGAAAATAGATCAAAAGCCAACAGATGAATTAGATTTTATTGAGGCTACTATTTTAGATCAAAAGCGTGGTGATTTTTGTTATCACGTGATTCATAAAGAATCTAAGACTGAATTAGTCTATAGACGAATGAATACTAGCCCATGGATTGTATCACGTTATGCAAAAGTAGCTGGTGAAATCTATGGCCGTGGTCCATTAATTACTGCATTACCAGATATTAAAACACTTAATAAGACATTAGAGCTTGTATTAAAGAACGCATCATTAGCAATCTCTGGCGTTTATACAGCAGCAGATGATGGCGTATTGAATCCTAATACAGTTAAGATTGTTCCTGGCGCTATTATTCCCGTAGCACGTAATGGTGGCCCACAAGGAGAATCTCTAAAAGCATTGCCAAGAGCTGGCGATTTTAATGTATCACAAATCATTATGAATGATTTACGTATGAGCATTAAACGTATATTACTAGATGAATCTTTACCACCAGACAACATGTCAGCACGTTCAGCTACGGAAGTGGTAGAAAGAATGAAAGAATTATCACAAAATCTAGGATCGGCTTTTGGCAGACTTATTAACGAAACTATGATTCCATTAGTCACTAAGATACTATCAGTCATGGATAGTCGTGGTATGATTAACTTGCCATTAAAGGTTAATGGACTTGAAGTTAAGGTGTCAGCAGTAGCTCCACTTGCTATGGCTCAAGCTATGGAAGATGTGCAGAACGTATTACAATATGCACAGATCGCTCAAGGCGTAGGACCACAAGGTCAATCTATGATTAAAATAGATTCTATGTTAGAGTTAATTGCAGAGAAGTTAGGTATACCACAACGCATACTTAATACAGCAGAAGAACGTATGATGATTCAGCAACAACAAATGCAAATGGCTGCTGTGGCAGCTCAAGCAGCACCAGAGCAAGTTCCAGAGATGGTTAAAGGTGCTATGCAACAAGGAGCTATGTAATGGCTGGATGGGAAGATTTAGAACAAGGATTGCCACTAGATGTTAGAGATGTTAATCAAGCTAGAGAAGATTTAGATAGATTAGCATTACGTGTATTAGGTGGTGACGATGGAAAGAAGTTAATGGATTGGTTACGCCAATCTGTTTTAGAGCAACCAGTTGCCTTGCCTGGTAGCGATTCTAGTTATGCTTACTACCGAGAAGGTCAGAACAGCATAGTCAGAGATTTAGAAGCAAGGTTAATTCGTGCAAGGAAAATCAAATGACAGACGACGTAATCGAGCCTAGCAGCTCTGAGGAAGTTTCTCAAGACTCTGGCCTACTCGATAATGTAAATGTAGAACCAGCAGCAAACACAGATCCAAACGCAACAGCAATATCACATCTTGATACTCCAGAAGATGATGATGGCCCATTAGAAAGACCAGATTGGTGGCCAGAAAACTTTTGGAAAAAAGATGATGCAGAACCAGATCTAGAAGCGATTGCAAAATCATGGACAGATCTTCGTAAGCAAATCTCACAAGGTAAACACAAAGCACCAGCAGATGGTAATTATGACTATTCAGCTTTTGGCAATACACCAGAAGATGATCCTGTTCGTGGCCATGTAGCAACATGGGCTAAAGAACATGGTGTTAGCCAAGCTGCATTAGATGACTTAGTAAAACCTATTGTAGAGATGAATGCTAACTTAGCACAAACATCTACATTCAATGTAGAACAAGAGCGTAAATCTTTAGGCCCTAATGCTGATGCTAGAATTAAAAGCATTGTGCAATGGGGAACAGGCTTAGTTCAAAAAGGTGTATGGAGTAAAGACGACTTTGAAGAATTCAAGTTTATGGGTGGAACAGCTAAAGGGATATCTGCTTTAGAGAAACTTCGTGGTGCTTATGAAGGCCGAGTGCCAACAGATAGCTCTCCAGAAGGAAACGCTCCAACAAAAACTGAACTTTATCAATTGGTCGCTGATCCAAGATACCAGACAGATAAAGCGTTTAGAGAGAAAGTAGAGAAACAATTCCAAGAAGCTTTTGGTTAAAACGCAAATAGCTTCAAATAGCCCCCTTGATTGGGGGCTTTTTTTTGCATTTTACACAAAACACTTGCACATTTTTGTAAATTGTGTTAAAAATCCTCCAAGGCTAATTGCATTCGCAACCCTTCACACAAGTAGCGTCTTGTCGGCTGGCTATCGTAAATAGCAAGCAACGGCCCAGAACGTCTGGCTAACCAAAGCGATAAACTTTATTTTTTATCAATTCTAGGAGAATAACATGGCTATTGGATTATCTAATGCTTTTGTAACCCTCTTTGATGCCGAAGTTAAACAGGCTTACCAAGGTAAGGCA